GTTTTCATAACCTAAATTATTACAAAATATAATTTGAAAGGAGGTTCGTTTCATGCCTAAAAATAATGAAACTAAACAATCTAACTACTTCGTTGATTCATTCAACCTACCAAATCCAGGTTTACGGTCTTATTTTGGCAAGGTTCGCGAAGGATCAGATGAAGAGTACAGAACTACCTTTGCCAAGGGTAGTAGCCTAAATCAAGTTCTTGAGGAATGGTCGGATATTCTTGCACCTAAAGTTGCGAAGAAATGGCCTACCTTATGGGAATTTGAGAATGACTTAAAATCCAAAGTCGGTCCAATGTCTATCATGAAGCCACTGTCTGAAAGGCTAGAGGACATAGACCATTACTATGATGATATTGGCCTATCATCGGTATCAATTTCTGAGCAAGCACTAAACGCGGTTGTTTCTGAATTCAACCAGGTGCGAGGTCTACGAGTTAGATCACAGGACAAAACTCTCTTAGTGATGAAGAAATCAACTAACTCGGGCTCTCCATATTTTACCAAGCGCAGAAGCGTTATAGACAAGACTGCGCCCTGTGAGGTATTTATCAATCATGATGAAGTAATTCAAAAGCTGGCTTCCAAAGAATGGAAGGCTGCAGCTATCCTCGGTTGGAGAGGTCAAGAAGGAGGACCTGCATATGATGACGTTAAGCAGAGGGTTGTGTGGATGTTCCCATTTGCTGTCAATCTATGCGAATTGCAAGTTTACCAACCATTTAAAGAAGCGGCTCAGCGCTTCGATATCGTTCCAGCTTGGGTTAGCATGGAATCGGTCGACCGACGTATCACTCGCCTATTTGATACGAAGGGTAAAGACGACGTGGTTATTTGCACTGATTTCTCTAAGTTCGATCAGCATTTTAACCAAGACATGGCCAATGGTGCGAAGTACATACTTCAGCATCTATTAACCAACGACCAGTCTTCGTCCGCGTGGCTAGATCGAGTATTCCCCATCAAGTATATGATTCCGCTTGCGTATGATTATGGAAAAGTCCGTTTTGGTAAGCACGGTATGGGAAGTGGTTCTGGTGGAACCAATGACGATGAGACGCTGGCACATAGAGCTTTACAATACGAGGCAGCTCTCTCCAACCACCAAAGATTAAACCCAAATTCACAGTGTCTAGGTGATGATGGCGTACTCAGTTACCCAGGCATAAATGTGAAGGATGTTATACGTGTATATACTGCACATGGTCAAGAAATGAATGCTAGCAAGCAGTATATCAGTAAACATGATTGCGTATATTTACGACGCTGGCACCATGAAAATTACAGGGTCGACGGGATATGCGTAGGCGTCTATTCAACCTTCAGAGCGTTAGGAAGGCTGATGGAGTCAGAGAGATATTATGACCCAGAAGTATGGTCATCAAAGATGGTTGCTCTAAGACAGCTATCTATACTGGAGAACGTAAAATATCATCCAGAGCGTGATGCATTCTTAGAATTTTGTATGAAAAGGGATAAGTTTAGATTAGGATTGGATATCCCAGGCTTTCTTGATAATATTGACACTATTGCTAAGGAAGCTACTGACCTGCTACCTGATTTCCTCGGCTACACGAAGAGTGAAATGCCGGTGGACCAAGGTCTATCCAGTTGGTGGGTAGTTAAAGCCTTGAAGAGTCGACGCTAATG